TGGATAGGTTGCCATCCGCGCTGCTCCCTTTTTTAGGTATAACAAGAGTGTATCTCAGGGAGGAAAAAAGCGGGTAAGAACAGGATGAAAGGCAAAAAATAAGCCCGCGTAAGGGAGATTTTACTCCCTTACAGCAGGGGCTTTCAGCGGTACAATGCGGGTTTGCGCCGCATACAAGACCACTAAAAGCCCCTATAAAACCCTAGGGTGTGGACGCAGTGTGGACACTCTCTGTGCTCACTCCACCTCGCAGCGGGTTTAGTGTTATGGCATCCTGCAAATACTCAGGAGCAAAGTGCGCGTAGACCATCGTTTGCTCTATTCGGGAATGCCCGAGTATCCTTTGCAAAGTGATAATGCTCCCGCCATTAATCATGAAATGCGTGGCGAAACTATGCCGTAAGGCGTGGGTCGCTTGCCCCGCAGGCAAATCAGGCTTTAACTCCTTCATTAACCGTCTGAATGCCGGGTAATTGGCATCCGGGAATAAGTACCCTCTTTTGTTACCAGTGACTAACCCAGCAACATCATCCGATATAGGCACGGTGCGTGGCTTGTTTGTTTTGGTTTTAACAAACGTACAGCGGTTATGAATAACGTTTTCCGCTTTGAGCCTTGCCGCTTCGCTCCATCTTGCCCCTGTACTAAGGCATAGAATTGCAATTTTCTTGTTGTCGCCATCCAGCCTTGAAAGCAGGAGGGCAATTTCATCCTGTGTGAGATATCCCGTTTCGGGCTTATCTTCTTTCAGCCTTTTCATGCCACGGAACGGGTGTTCACCGAAGAATAACTCAGCATCAATCAGTGCTGTAAACATGCCACTAAGACAAGTTAAGTCACGGTTGATACTGGACGGTTTAACACCTTGTGACCTGCGTGCTGCTGTGTACTGGCTAATTACTGCTTTTGTTATCTGAAAAGCGCTAGGGTCATCGGTAATCTTTGTGAAAATCTCAATTTTCCCAAGATTAGACTTACCGTGATCCTCATGTTTTCCTTTCAACTCCCACCAGATTTTTGTTAGCTCTGACAGTTGCCGCTTATCTGTCGGTTTAGCTAACCAATCTTTGTTGTGGTGGTTGTACTGGGTATGTTTTTCAAATGCGATCGCCTCGCTTTTCTTGTCAAACTTTCTGCGGATGCGCTTTCCGTTGCGCCCTGCAGGCCTGATGTCCACTTCATAACGACCATCATCGAGTTTCTTAATGCTCATGAAACCCTCCGACTTACGCTTTGTTTAACTTTGTTACACGTCGTACCAGTATGTTTAGAATATTTCTCCACCAGTAACATGCATTTCATGTGCATGTAATGTCGGTAAAGAGTTAGCCAGTCTTTTTGTCTGAGTGCTGCAAGGTTGTTTCGGGTTGCCCAAAGTGTGCGAGAGCCGGTGCAATTTGCCCGGACTCTGGGGAAGTTTGATCAGTCATGAACCAAAGCGTGTATTTGGTGAAACGTGGGTGCTGGAGAATCTTCATTATTACGTTAGTAGGAGGAATGCTGCGCCCGCTCTCATAGTATGTTAAGGAACCGTAAGGAACCTCAGTAATTTCAGCAAGTTGCTTTCTATTAAGCCTTTCAGACTCGCGCACAAGTGCGAGTTTTTCGCCTATTGACGTTGACATATCGTTTGCATCCTTTAATAATCGCGACATCTAAACGTTAGTTGTTTAGATGTAAACGATGAAGATTGAGAACCACTAAAGACCACCAAAGCCCCCTAAAGGCCGTTGGTTAGATCTAAATGAAAGGTTAACAGATGCAAAAACAAATTGTCAGTACCAGTGATGCAGTACCGTATCAGGAGTTCGCTAAGCTCATCGGCAAAACTCCTGCTGCAGTGCGTAGAATGATTGATAAAGGTAAGCTCCCGATTGTCGAAATGACCGACCCACAATCCACTTCTGGTTATGTCGGTGAATATTGGGTCTATCTTCCAGCATGGAATAAGGGAATGAAACTTGCCTATGAAAGTCGCCCGAAAGAGATCCGCGAAGGGTGGCTGATGTGGCTTGGATTGGGAGAGCCAAAAAGATGACCGAACCTCGCTGCATCGCACAGTTACTGCGTAACGAGAGCCCGAACCCGATTAACTTCACCATCACCCACGGCCGGGGACGCCGGGGCATCATCATCCGCACCCGTAAGCCTGGTATTTTTGACGTCGTTTTTAAGCGCATCATCAAACTGAGAGGGATGTCGAAATGGCTGTAATGACCCTTGATTTAGTGCAAAAGCAACCTGCAGCTCTGCGCGTAGTAATCGGTAAGCATCTGGCAGAACCTCGCTGGCAGGACACCTGCGATTTTTATAATCAGATGATGGAACGCGACCGCCTGACTGTCTGTTTTCATGCTCAGCTAAAACAGCGTCATGCGACCATGCGTTTTGAGGAAATGAACGATGTTGCTCGCGAGCGTCTTGCCTGTGCGTTTGACGAGCTGCGCGATGCGTTTTCTAAACGTCGTCAGGTCGGAGCCAGTGAAACGGCTTATATAAGCTTTCTCTCTGTCAGCCAGCGCCGCACTTTATTCCTTCACGCGGGATTAACTGAGAACGAATTTAATCAGCCTTACTGGCGTATCGATGAAGATTCCTGCTATTGGCGTGAGAAATTATTCCGCGCATTACGTGAGTTATTCAGCCTGTTTGAATATGCTCCAACTATTTTAACCTCGGTAAAGCCCGAGCAATATCTGCATTAATTAATAACAAAAACTTTTTACGCGCTTGAATGCGCGGGACCTCTTTTTGTCTGGAGTTTATAATGAATAAATTAATTTCATTGGTTAAAGGTATAAGCGTTAATGACTCTTTTTTATGCTGGGAGGAATTGAAAAAGCAAAATAAAGAGCACGTGTTTGATGTGGATGTCAATTCCATCATTCGCTCATTGCACAATCAGTATTTTGTTCCATCAGAAATGGGATATTTGTTTTTCCTTGCGTCAAATCCTCCTGGTCGCGCACCTAAGGAAGGTATGGTCTCTCTTTCCGCTAGGTGCATCGACAAAATCATAAGGCGCATTTGGCGTGAGCAGATGCGCCAGCACCGCAAGTTACGTAGAGCCGGATTATTTGATGATGGAAGTCCTTTTTAAATAGTAATCACTTTACGAGGTTTTAGATGCGCAGAAATTCGTTAAATACTCACAGCAATATGAAAGCTCATGTTGCGCAGGCCATAGTCGAGGCGCAGCTAGTCACGGCGACCCGTTTCGCGTCGGCGCTTGATTCTCTGATAGCTCACATTTGCAAGTCTGAAATGAACCGGGCGGAAATCATCGAGCTATTGGGGCAGGAATCGCAAAAGCTACACAATTCTATTTTGAGTCAGCGATAAACTTATAAGGGTCTGTATGAGCATTAATATCGTTATCGATTATAAATTCGTTATTACCAGCGACCAATTCCAGTTTATTTTGCAGGAAAAGAAAATCGTTAAGGCTGGGAAAAATGCCGGTAAAGAATGGCTAGATACAGTTGGCTTTTATCCAACAATCAGCAAGCTCGTTTCCGGTCTGGTGCTGCATAACATTTTGACCGGCGAGGCTCGTCAATTTTCAGACTTAGAAAAGCAGGTTGAGCAGTTAGGTCAAAAATGTCTGGAAGCATTCACCGACAATGGCCGCTGAGAACCGGGGGCGCGTTGCCCCCTCGCCACCACCCCCACTATCAGAAAGCACCGGTGAGACTTTCGTCGGTGCTTATCCGTGGAATAAAGCCACCAAAAAAGCCATAGGCCGCGACAGACCCCTTACACGTGCCGAACTCCGTCAGGTGCAAGGTGTTTTAAACCGGATTGACCGTCTGCCGTTTTTCCTGCAAACGCTGTTTATCTCGCGTTATAACTTCATCCGCCGCACAAAGAGCCCTTTGGGTGGGCTGTATTTCCTTAAAAACACATTTGAGCGCCAGCTGCTGCCGCGTCTTGAGCGCGTCAATGAACTGTGCGGGATGAATGAATCCGCATCGATTGGCTTTCTGTCCGAGCGTGACCAATATGCGCGCCTGCCCGATATGAGCGACAAAGAGCTCAGGAAATTCTCGGCCAGAATTGCCTCGCAGCTCTGGAGTAAATACGAGGAACTGAGCGACGCCTGGGCGGAGGCGCACGGCGGAAGAGAGACTCTTTTCACTGATGAGGCGCAGGCGCATTTGTATGGTCAGGTGGCCGGTGTCGCGCGCGCTTTTAACCTCACTCCGATGCACTGGAAAAAATTCCGTAAGGGTCAGATGACGATCCGACAGGCATTTTCAGCTATTTCCCGTCTGATAAAAGATGAGTGGTGGGTTAACCAGCTCAAAGCGCAGCGTATGCGCTGGTGCGAGGCTCTGCTCATCGCTGCCGGTGAGGTCAACAAAGACCGCTCACCTTACGCAAGCAAAAGGGCGATCCGCGATGTTCACGCGCGCCGCCTGGCTAATCTCGAATACCTGAAATCATGCGAGCTGGAAAACAAAGTTACCGGCGAGCGTGTCGACCTCATTAGCAAGGTCATGGGGAGTATTTCAAATCCTGAAATTCGTCGTATGGAGCTGATGAACACTATCGCCGGGATTGAACGTTACGCGGCAAGCGTTGGTGACGTGGGGATGTTTATCACGCTGACCACGCCGTCGAAGTATCACCCGACGCGTCAGGTCGGCAAGGGCGAAAACAAAACCGTACAGCTCAATCACGGCTGGAACGAAACAGCATTCACGCCCAAAGACGGCCAGCGCTATCTCTGCCGAATCTGGAGCCTGATGCGCACCGCGTTTAAAGATAACGATTTAGAGGTTTACGGGCTGCGCGTTGTCGAACCTCACCACGACGGCACGCCACACTGGCACATGATGCTGTTTTGCAAACCCGGTCAGCGTAAAGCCATTAACGAAATTATGCGTCGTTACGCCCTTAAAGAGGACGGGCACGAAAAGGGCGCGGCAAAACAGCGCTTTGAATCACGCCATCTTAATCAGGGCGGCGCGGCGGGTTATATCGCTAAATACATTGCCAAAAATATCGACGGCTATGCTCTCGACGGCCAGCTCGATCACGACACCGGCAAGCCTCTGAAAGATACGGCCGCAGCCGTCACCGCATGGGCGTCAACATGGCGTATTCCTCAGTTTAAAACGATTGGCCTGCCGACAATGGGCGCGTATCGCGAACTGCGCAAATTGCCGCGCGGGGTAAGTATCGCCAGCGAATTTGACGATCGTGTCGAGGCCGTCCGGGCTGCGGCAGATCAGGGTGAGTTTGACCTGTATATCGTCGCGCAGGGCGGGGCAAATATGCCGCGTGATGCTCAGGCTGTCAGGGTCGCCCGTAAGGTGACGGATGAGGTCAACGAGTACGAGGAAGATATCGAGAGGGTGGTCGGTATTTATGCCCCTCACCTCGGGGCTCACCGCGTACATGTAACACGTACAGACGAATGGCGCATCGTTCCAAAGGTTTTGGCCGTTGAGCCTTTGACCTTAAAAAGCGGCTTTGCCGCGCCTCGGAGTCCTGTCAATAACTGTGGAAAGCTCACCGCCGGTGGCGATCCAGTTATGACCCCCACACCGTCTGAGCAAGCCGCAGCGGTATTAAATCTGATTGAGCGCGGGGTTATCGGCTGGAATGAGCCAGATGTCGTGAAAGTGCTTAACGGCGCGTTAAAAGCTGGCGCACCGCGCAAAAATCGCCAGCAAATAAGCAATGCACTGCTGAAAACCAGTGAACAAGCGCCATCGGCTAGGATGACAAAAGCCGAAAGGGACCGCGTCACTAAAATTCGTTTCGATTTGGCTCAGGAAGGAATTACCCCGGAGCGGTGGGTAATCGATGCGCTGGCGCGTGGGGCAACAGTGGTTTATGGCGATACAAGCTTTATTTACCTAGCTGGAAATGATTGGAATTTTTAATAACGAAGCTATATTTTTAATGTTTGTAATTATACTTATTGGTGACTTGTTGCTTCCTAATAATTTATGGGTTTTTAAGTGTCTTTACAGATGTAAAAAAAATGTTGATTTACGTTTAAATGATAAAGGCGTTGCAAAAAAATTCTTTTTCATTATATTTATCATGGTTATTTTGAAATTGGATTGAGTGTGGGGTTGTTCTATCAATTATTTTCCTGCTTGTTAAAGGTGAGTCGTGCAGGATTTATTGCTGGTTTTGAATATTCAATTATTAAATGAGGTTATCAATGAACTTAAAGTCAACCATAGCAACTATTATCATTTCAAGCTCTTTAATTATTGGAGATGCATGTGCAGCTTGGACTTGCCCAAACAATGCAAATAACGCAACGCATAGAATTGATGGTGTTGGTTATGATTACAGTAACTACCAACCGCGAGTTCACTTTGCCAGCCAGCCGCCAAATAATTGGTCATACTTGTCCTATGATTTTGGTGTTGATACAGATTATGGAAAATCGATACTTTCAATAGCGCTTACGGCGTACTCAACAGGAGCTCAGGTGAGAGTGCGTTGTGTTAATGGGAATGATATTCGTGGACTATGGATTTCAGATGCTGGCGGCAAATCCCCAAATTAAACTTTAAGGGATAGATGTTATCTCCTTTGTGCTATGCTTTAAAGCAATTGAAGATTACATGCTCTCCAAATAAATATTGGATTGAAAAATTCCGCTTCTGATGGGCTATCTTACAATGCATACGTTACATGTTGGCTCAGGTGTATTAATTCATACAAAGAGAATAAATCCATGAGATTTTTTTTCGTTATGATGTTTTATTTGATGTTTTCCGGTTTGGCAAAGTCTGCTCCACCAAGTATTGTTTATAGGGTTGATACTCGTGATTATAATGAGATCTTCATGCATGGGTTCAAGGCTTGGGGTGATAATTACAACATCGTCGCTCATATAAATGGAGCAACGTGCTCAACTCAGCAGGGCTCAACAAGTGGTTTTATATCCACTGCAAGTGATTATGCTTCTGCACGCGCCATAGCTGATGAACATATTAGAGAGGGGCGTACAGCTTATCTTTATGCAATACGCGCTGATAATACGTTTTACAGTGGGCCAGCGTCTATTGATGAATTGCAAAGGTACAACCCATTGAGCCCTCTTTCTGTAATGTCACTTGAGATGGCTCGACGCGCTGATGAATGGGATGCAGTCGATGCAATACCTGCGGAAAATATTCGTGATGTCACTGTTTTAAGAGTTGATGGGTCACAATCTCAATACTCTAATTCACGATACTTAAATGTAAACACCACCGGAAATCCTGAACCCTACAGAGGGCATATGGAGGACGTGCTTAGACATTATAATTTTCCTGTACAATTACCGGGCGGTTCTTTGAGAAGGCTATCGTCTTGTTTCGCAAGTTGTTTAGGTGCTTCCTCTTCAAGCCAGAGAAGGGAGGATGTCTGCAGAGATGAACCTGAAAGAGTTAGACCTTATTCGGTAATACATCCAAATATCATGATCCTTAGCATTGATTAATTGTAAAATGAGAAAGTTGGAGTGCTACGTAGATTTGTGATTTAAGTTCATAACTTGTCTATGTCACAGCATCTTTTGATTCACATGCTAGTTAACCAGAATTGCTTGATTATTTTTTTTGAGTTTTTAAATTCTGGTTGCATTAATAAGATGCATGAGTTTGCATTCTTTTTTTAGTTCAGCGTTTGCCAGCCAGCGCCAGTGCTGGCGCGGCTCCGGGCTCCTGATGCACCTGCATTAAAAGCGACCCGTTAAGCGTGCAGGCGAGGCGGGGATAGCATTGCGCGCTGAGGTGGATATTTAATTTATTATTCTCGCGTCTCAGCGGCTCGCTGTTGCGTTGAAATGGTGTTGGGTGAGTCGTTGTGAGGTTGTCGATTGCGGCGGCGTGTCGTCGCTCTGAGGGCGTGTGATGGCGGCTGTAAAAAAGCCGCCTGTCAGGGCGGCTGATTATGGTTTAGTCGTTGTCTTCGAGTGAGTATTTATCGAAGCGGATAATCTCCTGACCTGCCCACTCGTTTAACTCCATAAACCGCGCCTGAAGCGGAATCAATTCATTACGAACAAAGACCTTCGCAACCTTCTCAACGTCACCCACTGACCCGACGTTTTCAGGCTTGCCGCCCATCAGCTGGAACGGGATGCGGTGCGCGTCCAGCAGGTCGGCGGCGCTGACTTTTTTAATGTTAAAAAAATCATCCTTCGTGGCGACCTCGCTCAGCGGCACAATTTTTATTCCGTCGGCTTTTCCATTAGGCGCGTAGAAAAACAGATTCTTAAAGTTGCCGAGCCCTTTCGAGTCACGCATCGCCTTGCGCAGCGCCTCGACGTCGGTGCTGCTCTGCGCGGCGTCAGTCACATACATGATGTAACCGGCGTGCGCCCCGTTCTGGTAATACTTGCGGCGAAACAGCGTCGCGGATTCATTCAGCCAGGCCGAATTGAGTGCGCTCAGGTATTCCGGCATCCCGTAGAGCTCCTGATTGATATCCGGTTCGAGCAGGTGGAAGACGGATCCGGGCGCGTACTGGTGCGGCTGCGTGTAGCTCTGAATGTACCAGTAAACATCATCATCCACCCCGCGCCGGGTGTATTTGGCCGGGGAGGTCTCACACTTCAGCGGCTTGCCGGTGACGCTCCGACGCTCTTCTAAAAAGGCATTACCAAATACCAGATAATCGAGCGCAAACCGGCTGAAGTCCTGACGAGATAGCAGCGGGTGGGGAATATACGTCGATACCAGAATATTACGCTTAACGTAAATCGGTGAGCTGTGGTGAACGGCGGCGCGCATACTTTTCGCAAGCCCGGAGAAACTCACCGGCGGCTCGTACCACTGGCCGTTATCAATGCACTCGACATAATCGAGAATGTCGCGGCGATCGAGCACCGGCGTCGGCTCCCCAAACGTGAAAGCTTCCATGGTCTGAGCTGGCTCGGCGGTATGCTTATTGGTGCTTTGTTGCGGCTGGTGCTTGTTGCGTTTCTTGCTCATTAATTCCACTCCATAATACTTGATGACTGCTGGCCGCTGGCGGCGGTAAGCGGCTCGTTAATCAATACGTGCATGGTTGCCCATGCGAGGTCAGCGTGGCTGGCTTCCTCTGTGCGGCTTGCTTCATATGTCGCACTGCGCCCACTGCTGGTCATGGTTTTACGAATAGACATAAACGACTGCGTGAGGTCGGTCGCGCTGACGTCGTACTCAAGGCACCCGCGCCCGATGGTGTCCTTCGCTTTGAGCACCATTGCGGTTTTCATTTCAGGGGTGTAACGAATTTCACGCGCTGCCGGGTAGAACGAGCGCACAAGCTGGAATACACCCTGACCGAGACCGGTCGCATCGATACCGATGTACTCAACGTTATATTTCTGCGTGAGCTCGCGAATGGATTCGGCCTGCTGGGCAAAGTCCATGCCTTTCCACTGGTGACGCTCAAGGATGCGGAATTTACCCCCGGCGACGACCGGCGGCGCGATCACCACGCAACCGGCGCTATCACCGCGTAATGACGGGTCATAGCCGACCCATACCGGGCGGTGACCGAATGGCCGGTCGGAGAATGGTGCGTAGTCGTCCCAGACTTCGAGGCTGTCGACCATGCAGCGCTGTAATTCTTCGAACGGGAATACCGACGCTTTGTCGTCGACGAATTCGCACATAAACAGATTGCGGAACTCATCGACGCTGTTTTCGCGCTTCAGCGTATCGATGTTGAACAGCGTGCACCCTTTTGCGAGCGCGTCCTCAATGGTGACAATCTGCCGCCACTGTCCATCCGGGCAGGCAACGCCCTTCGCAAGTGCGGCGTGGCTGATATCAATGTCGACGCGCTCGCTGGTGTCTGAGCGCCCACGGTTGAACTGCTCACCCGACCAGAACGGATAGGCACCATGTGCCAGCGATGATGGGGTCGAAAAGTAGGTTGTGCGTAAATGCTCCTGCGATGACATCCCCCCGGCGACGCGCTTTAGCTTCTGAAAATTGGGGATCCAGAAAATTTCATCGACGTACAAATCGCCGTTATGACTCTGCGCCGTGTTGGCGTTTGTGCCGAGAAACATGAGCTCAGCGCCGTTATTGCCGAGCACAATCGGATCGCCGGTGAGCTCGACATCAACCTGTCGGGCAAAGGCGATGATGTACTTACGGAAAACGTACGCCTGCGTTTTACTGGCTGACAGAAAAATCTGGTTGTGGCCGGTTTTGAGCGCCTGAAGTAGCGCCTCACGCGCAAAATAAAACGTTGCGCCAATCTGTCGGGATTTGAGTATGTGCCGGATGCGGTGAGCCAGTCCGGCGCGCCACCATTCGAGCTGATAGTCGAAAGACTGGTCGAGAAAAATCTCTTCGAGTTTCTCGATTGCCTCGTCGCTGAAAAAATTGCGTTTTGGCTTTTTGCGATCCCCTTTGTTGCGGCTCGCAATGTTGGGGTTTAAATCCACCTCGTTTCCGGTCTGGCCGTAGCGGTTTACGCGCGCGAGGCGCTCCATCTGACGCGACAGAAAATCCGCGACTTTGAAGTCATGCGGCGTCAGGTCTGGCTTTGCATAAAGCTGGATGAGCCTCGCCTCTAAGGTTGTTTCCACGCGGTTAATCGGCGCAGTTTCCTCCCATCCATCGCGCTGTTTCCAGCTCTGCACCGTCGGGCGCTTGAGCTGCAGCATGCCGCATATTTGCGGAACGGCGAACCCCTGCCAGTACAACAGTCGCGCCTGTCGTCGGGGGTCATTGAGCAGTGAAAGGTCAGTTGAAATGGTCATGCTTGCCTCGTTTTAATGTCACGAGGCAAGGCTAAGTAAATCGCCGGGCATTATCGCTAAACCCTTGTTGTGCCAGATCTAATAGGAACGTAAGCGGTGGCTGATACGGGTCAGAGTCGGGAAACTAACCCCGACCCGATAACCCAACTCAGGACACCTGACTAATGGCAAAAAAAATCTCTAAATGGTTTCGCATCGGCGTCGAGGGTGACACCTGCGACGGTCGCAAAATCAGCAAGCAAGATATTCAGGAAATGGCCGACGGCTTTGACCCACGCGTCTACGGTTGCCGTATCAATCTGGAGCATATCCGCAGCGTTATTCCAGATACGCCGTTCTGTCGCTATGGCGATGTTATCGAACTGAAAGCCGAAGCGATTGACGATGATTCTGCGCTCAATGGCAAGCTGGCGCTGTACGGCAAAATCGCACCGCTCGACAACCTGCTCGCCATGCTGGCGAAAGGCCAGAAAGTTTATACCTCGATGGAGATTCGCCCGAATTTTGCTGAAACCGGCAAATGTCATCTCATCGGTCTGGCCGTGACGGATGACCCGGCAAGCCTCGGGACTGAATACCTGCAATTCTGCGCCGCTGGTAAAAAAGAACAACCGGGCGACCTGTTCTCTGTGGCGACCTTCGCCGCGCTGGAATTCGAAGACCAGCCGGAAACGCTGCTGACAAAAGTCACGGACACCGTCAAAAGCATTTTCAGCCGCAAACAGTCCAGCGACGCCGCCCGATTCAGTGACGTGCATGAAGCTGTGACGACCATTGCCGAACGAGTGCAGACCAGCGACGAAAATGCTGAGACCCGATTCAGCCAGATTGAGTCCGAGCTCGCTGACGTCAAAAAATCGCTGTCCGAGCAGGCCACCACCACAACGCAGCAGCTCAGCACCATCAAAACCACGCTGGATAAAACCGAAAACATCACGCAGCCGCGCCGCAAGCTGAGCACCGGCGGCGATGTCGTGACGACCACGCTGACCGACTGCTGATTAATCCGACACCCTGAAGGAAAAGAAAAACAATGCGTAAAGAAACCCGCTTTAAGTTCAATCAGTACATGAGCCGTATCGCCGAGCTGAACGGCGTCGAGGTGGCTGACCTGAACAAGAAATTCAACGTTGAGCCGTCCGTCACTCAAACCCTGTTTGATAAAATCCAGCAGTCTTCCTCATTCCTGAAACTCATCAATATGGTGACGGTTGGCGAGCTGACCGAGGAGAAAGTCGGTATCGATGTCACCGGCACAATTGCCAGCAACGCTGACACCGCGAACGGCGTCGAGCGCCAGACCGCAGATTTCTCGAAGCTGGATGCATACCGTTATTTCTGTAACCCGGTCAACTTCGACTATCACCTCACCTATAACAAGCTCGACCTGTGGGCGCGTTATCAGGATTTCCAGATCCGCATCCGTAACGCCATCATCAAACGTCAGGCGCTGGACTACATCACCATTGGCTTTAACGGTGTAAGCCGTGCGGCGACGTCCGACCGCAAACAAAATCCGCTGCTTCAGGATGTGGCTGTGGGCTGGTTGCAGAAATACCGCAACGATGCGCCTGAGCGCGTCATGTCCAGCGTCACCGACGCTGAAGGCAAAGTGATTTCAAACACCATCAAAATCGGCAAAGGCGGTCACTACGCGAACCTTGACGCTCTGGTGATGGACGCATTCGAGTCGCTGGTCGAAGAAATTCATCGCGAAAACCCGGAAATGGTTGTCATCTGTGGCCGTCGCATCCTGACCGACAAATACTTCCCGATGATTAACAAATTCCAGGCGAATACAGAACAGCTCGCCGGTGAGCTGATTATCAGTCAGAAAACCATCGGTCAGCTGCAGGCGGTGCGCGCGCCGTTCTTCCCGGCAAACAGTATTTTCATCACCACGCTGGATAACATTTCCATCTACCTGTACGAGGACGGCCACCGCCGCCACATCATCGAAAACCCGAAACTCGATCGCGTGGAAAACTACGAGCAGGTCAAAGTCGACTTTGTTATCGAAGACTATGAGGCCGGTTGCCTGATTGAAAACATCGAGATTCTTGAGCCTGAAGAAGACGCGACTAGCGAGCCAGCCAGCGCGGATGCATTCGCCGCTGCCATTGTGAAAGCGGTACAGGCGATGGGTGCTGCTGCCCCTGTTGCTCAGTCTGAAACGGCTGAAGTACCTGAAGCTGCTGAAGACGGGGAGGCATAACCGATGGCGAGCCCCGCTCAGCGTCACGCGATGCGGGTCTCGGCCATGAAAGCATCGCAGCGGGATAACGCCCCGCTGCGTCATGCTTCCGCTTACGAGCAAATGCTCGTCAAGCTGGCCGCAGACCGCCGGACGTTAAAAACAATCCATTCGAAAGAGCGCAAAGCGGAGAAGAAACGCGAGCTCCTGCCGCTGTATCTGCCGTGGGTCGCTGGCGTGCTGGAAAACGGCACCGGTGCGCAGGATGACATCCTGATGACGGTCATGCTCTGGCGTCTCGACGCGGGTGATATCACCGGCGCGATTGAAATTGCCCGTTACGCGCTGCGCTACAACCTGTCAATGCCGGGTCATGCCCGCTCAGCGCCGTACATGCTGGCCGAAGAGGTGTCACTTGCTGCCCTGCGCGCCCGCGCCGCAGGTGAGCCGGTCAGCGTAACCGAATTACTGACCGTCATTGAGCTGACGCTTTCCGCCGACATGCCTGATGAGGTGCGCGCCCGGCTGCATAAAGTCACCGGCCTGACGCTGCGTGATGATGGCCAGCTCAACGAGGCACTGATTCATCTGAAAAGGGCGCTGCAGCTCGATACGCACGTCGGCGTGCGTAAAGACATTGAGAACCTCAATCGTGAGCTGACGCCGAAGCCTGTTGTCGTCAGGAATACCACGCAAAAAGCGCCAAAAAAGGCACCGGCTAAAAAAACTAATTCACCGGCGAGTCGAGGGCGAGGACGTCCGAAGAAAGTCGCTGGTTAACCGAACGCTCCCCGAGCCGGGCGGCACGCCGGTCAATGCGGGTATCAATTGCCCTGACTGCGACCGGCGTCCACCGCCCACCCATTACCCGAGGTTGTCATGACGACGCTGATTATTGAGCAAAACAAAGAGCCGCAGGATGTGCCGGGCGTGGTGATACCGCCGCCGGGCGTGAGCGAGCCGGTAATCAAAAACACCCCCTTTTTTCCTGATGTGGATCCGAAGCGCGTGCGGGAGGAAATGAGGTTAGAGCAGACCGTTTCACCCGTGCGCCTGCGCCGGGCGATTAAGACCGCGATTGCGGAGACTAACGCGGAGCTGGGCGAATGGCGCGAGCGTCAGCTCGAAGCCGGTCACGCCACGCTGGCCGATGTCCCGACCGACCAGCTCGACGGCGAAAGCGTTCGCGTTTTCCACTACTTCAACGCCGTGTGTGCCATGACGACCGCCACGCTTTACGAGCGTTATCGCGGCGTGGATGCGACCGCCAAAGGCGACAAAAAGGCCGACAGCATCGACAGCACTATCGATGAAATGTGGCGGGATATGCGCTGGTCAGTGGCGCGCATCCAGGACAAAGCGCGCTGCATTGTGGGGCAAATCTGATGAAAGCGTATGCGCTGCAGGGCGACACCCTCGACGCGATTTGCGCCCGATACTACGGGCGCACCGAGGGGGTGGTCGAAACCGTGTTAGAGGCGAATCCCGGCCTGTCCGAGCTCGGCGTGATCCTGCCGCACGGCACGGTAATTGAATTGCCCGAGACCGACAGCGCGGCCAGAACCGAAACGGTGAATCTATGGGACTGAGTATGGAAAAAATCACCACGTTTATCGCCTACTGGCTGGCCGTCGCGCTGGCGTATCTCGGGGCAATGTCACCCGAAAAGATGGCGCTTTACGTGGGCGGCGGGTGCGCCATTTTTACCGCGCTGACGAACTACTGGTTTAAGCGCAAAACCTATCGCTATCTGACGTCACTCGGGCTCGACAAGGGGGCTATTCGTGAAATCAATCGTTAAACGTTGCAGTGTGGCCGCAGTGCTGGCGCTGGCGGCGCTGATGCCTGACTTTCGTCTGCTTAACACCTCGCCCGAGGGGCTGGCGCTGATTGCCGATCTCGAAGGTTGTCGCCTGACGCCCTACCAGTGCAGCGCGGGAGTGTGGACGTCAGGCATCGGCCACACTGCAGGCGTCGTGCCGAAAGGGGAGATCACCGAGCGGCAGGCGGCGGCGAACCTCGTCGCGGATGTGCTGAACGTCGAGAAGCGTCTCGCGGTCTGCGTGCCGGTGGATATGCCGCAGCACATATACGACGCGCTGGTGAGCTTCTCATTCAATGTGGGAACCGGCGCGGCCTGTCGGTCGACAATGGTCGCGTATATCAAACGTCATCAATGGTGGCAGGTGTGCGACCAGCTTCCCCGCTGGGTTTACGTGAATGGCGAAGTTAATAAAGGGCTGGAAAATCGACGCGCGCGTGAGCGCGCTTATTGTCTGAAAGGAGTTTCTCAATGAGTAAGTTTTTATATTCTCTGATGCTGAATGTCGTGATTGCGATCCTGCTTGTGCTCGGTCTGACTAACCCGGCAAGTGTCGCCGTGAATTTTATTGCGGCGTGGGCGGTTTTTGGGTGTGTGGTTTTGGTTGTCGCAAGCCTGCTGATGGTTATCAGCTATGAGGACTGGCTCGCGAGCTTTTTTGATTCGTCTCGTAAGCCAAAGCACATTGAGCTATTCCGTGCGCTGATTGGCAAAGCTGTCCCGCGCTGGCGTCGGCTGTGGTCATTGATTCTTTTTATTGGAATCGCGCTGTGTCTGCTGTTTGCAGGGTGGGTATTCCTGTCGCTGGTTCATTCCCTGTGTGTCCTGGTATTTAACGTGAGCCGCCATATGTACCGTGAGCGCATCAGGGAGGCTGGCCTGTGTCCAGAATCATTTTGATGTTGGTCGCTGCCGGTCTGGCGCTGGCGGCGGTGCTCTGGTTAAGGCATGAAAACGGTAATCTGCGGCGCTCGTTTGACCGGGCGAATAAGGTTGCCACCGAACAAAAAACAACGATCGGAATGCTGAAAAATCAGCTTTCCATTTCGCAGGGAATTGCCAGGAAAAATGAAACCGCGCAGGTCAATTTACGCGGTGAATTAATCGCTGCCGGTGCGATGGCCGTGCGACGAGAAGAAACCATTACGAGGCTGATAAATGAGAATGAAACGTTACGCCGCTGGTATAGCGCTGAGTTGCCTGATGTTGTGCGCAGGCTGCACACCCGCGCCGGTTGCGCCTCCGCCGGTCATTGTTTACAGCGCCTGCCCGAAGGTGAGCTATTGCCCGATGCCGGGAAGCGACCCGGCCACTAATGGCGACCTGAGCGCCGATATCCGCAGGCTTGAGCACGCGCTCGCCGCCTGCGCGCTGCAGGTTGAAACCGTTAAAGACTGTCAGGATAAACTCGATGAAGAAAGCACTCAGCCTGCGCAAGGCGCTCAGTGACGCCGTCCCGCAGCTTAAAACCAACCCCGAGATGATGCGCATCTTTACCGACGAGGGCAATATTGATGCGCGGCTCGCGGCCTCGCTGTCTCACGAAAAAATTTACACACTGAATGTGCTCGTGTGTGACTTTGTGGGCGACCCTGATTTGATATTCGTGCCGGTGACTGTGTGGCTCAGGGAAAACCAGCCGGATATCTGCACGCTCGATGAGGGGCGCAAAAAGGGCTACCGTTTCCAGATGGATTTTAACAACGGCGATAATGTCGATATCAGCATCAGCCTGCAGCTCACCGAGCGCACCATCATCAAAGAGGAAAACGGTGCGCTGCATGTGAGCTATGCCCCTGAGCCGCCGCTGCCTGAGCCCGTTACCCGCCCAACTGAGCTCTATATCAACGGCGAACTGGTGAGCAAGTGGGATGAGTGACTTTAAACCTTTTGACGACAGCCTCAATGGTCTGATTACTGCCCTGTCACCTGCAGGGCGCCGTAAGCTTGCCGGTGACATAGCAAAGGAGCTGCGCAAGTCGCAACAGCAACGGATTAAACAGCAAAAAGCCCCGGATGGCTCACCGTATCAGGCGCGAAAGCGCCAGCCGCTCAGGGCTAAGACCGGGCGGATTAAACGGGCGATGTTCCAGAAACTCCGCACGAGCCGGTACATGAAAGCCAGTGGCCGTGAAAACAGTGCGTTGGTGGAATTTACCGGCAAGGTGCAGCGCATCGCGCGTGTCCATCAGTACGGGCTCAAAGACCGGCCGAACGTGCACGCTCAGGACGTGCAATACGCAGAGCGCCAGCTACTCGGATTTAGTCAGGCAGATAAACAGCTCGTCGAGACGCTGATAATTAAACATCTCAGCCGCTGATTGTTGTTTCATCCCCCATAAAACCCCCCTCGATTGCCGCTGGCCTTGCCCGGCGGCATCCTTTCCCCATGAATAATTTAAATTCTCTGCAAGAAATCGCTCGCGCGATCCGAAACCTCATTCGCACCGGCATCGTGACCGACGTCGACCCTGACGAGGGGCTGTGTCGCGTCCAGACCGGCGGCATGCAAACCACCTGGCTTAACTGGCTCACCTGTCGCGCCGGTCGCTCGCGGGTGTGGTGGGCTCCCTCGGTCGGTGAGCAGGTGCTTTTACTGGCTATCGGCGGCGAGCTCGACACGGCCTTTGTGCTACCGGGCATTTTCTCGGATGACAATCCCGCGCCGTCGGTCTCACCCGACGCGTTTCACGTTGCCTTTCCTGACGGGGCGGTTATCGAGTACGAGCCCGAAAGCGGGGCGCTCACCGTGTCAGGCATCAAAACCGCCGACGTCACCGCGTCGGATTCAGTTACGGCCACCGTGCCGGTGGTGCTGGTGAAAGCCGAAACCCGCATCACGCTCGATACACCCGAGGTGGTCTGCACCAACAAGCTGATAACCGGCACGCTCGAAGTGCAGAAGGGCGGGAAGATGACCGGGAACATCGAGCACACCGGCGGGAAACTGACCTCTAACGGCGTGCAGGTGGATGACCACGACCACGGCGGCGTAAAAAGTGGCGATGACAGAACGGTGGGGACGAAATGACGGTGCGTTATCTCGGTATGAACAGCCAGACCGGGCTCAGTATCTCTGAGGTCGAGCATATCAGGCAAAGCGTGCGCGACATTCTGGTGACGCCGATAGGGTCGCGCGTCATGCGCCGTGAATACGGCTCGCTTCTGTCGGCACTGATTGACCAGCCGCAAACACCTGCACTGCGCCTGCAGATTATGGCCGCGTGCTATTCCGCGATCCAGAAGTGGGAGCCGCGCGTCAGCCTGACGGCCATCACCTTTGAACGGTCGGACACCGACGGCGGGCTGTATGTCGATATCACCGGCACGCGCTCGACATCGAGCCAGCCGTTTTCCATCACCATTCCACTGAGTTAAACGCTATGGCAATTGTTGACCTGAGCCAGCTCGCCGCGCCCGACGTCGTTGAAGCGCTGGACTATGAAACCATCCTGAGTGAACGCAAGGCGACGCTCGTCTCGCTCTACCCTGAAGAGCAACAGGACGCGGTCGCGCGCACGCTGACGCTTGAATCTGAGCCAATTGTGAAGCTGCTGCAGGAAAACGCCTATCGAGAAGTAATCTGGCGACAGCGCGTCAACGATGCCGCGCGCGCGGTCATGCTGGCTTACGCCACCGGCGCAGACCTCGACCAGCTAGGGGCAAATTCCGGTGTTGCGCGCCTTATTATCACCCCTGCTGATGACACGACGTTACCGCCCACGCCTGCCGTGATGGAATCGGACAGCGACTATCGTCTGCGCATCCAGCAGGCGCCCGAGGGCCTGAGCACCGCAGGCTCAACCGGCGCGTATCAGTTTCATGGTCGCAGCGCCGACGGGCGGGTCGCAGATATTTCCGTCATCAGCCCGGAGCCTGCGTGCGTCACTGTCTCGGTGCTGTCGCGCGAAAATAACGGCGTGGCCTCTGACGAGCTGCTTGATATCGTGCGCACCGCCCTGAACGACGAGGACGTGAGGCCGGTCGCTGACCGCGTGACCGTACAGTCTGCAAATATAGTCGACTATAAAATCATCGCCTCGCTTTACCTTTATCCGGGTCCCGAAAGCGAGCCGGTGCTTAGCGCGGCAAAAACAAAGCTGCAGGCGTATATCACCGCACAGCACCGGCTCGGGCGCGATATCCGAAAATCAGCTATCTATGCGGCGCTACACGTCGAGGGAGTGCAGCGCGTCGAGCTGGCCGAACCGGTGGCCGACATCGTGCTCGATGACACTCAGGCGTCGTGGTGCAGCGAGTACAGCGTGAGCGTCGGGGGCAACGATGAATGATACCCGCCTGCTGCCGGTGGGCTCCTCGCCGTTAGAAGTCGCGGCTGCGCGCGCCTGTGCTGAAATCGAAAATACCCCCGTACCCCTGCGCCGTCTCTGGAGCGCTGACGACTGCCCGGCAAACCTACTGCCGTGGCTGGCGTGGGCGTTTTCCGTCGACCGGTGGGATGAGAGCTGGCCGGAGGCTACAAAGCGGGATGTGATCCGCGCGGCGCGGTTTATTCACGAGCACAAAGGAACCATAGGGGCTGTGCGTCGCGTGGTGGAGCCGCTCGGGTATCTGATTAACGTGTCTGAGTGGTGGGAAACAAGCGACCCGCCCGGCACGTTTCGCCTCGATATCGGTGTGCTGGAGACCGGCATCACTGAGGAGATGTATTACGAAATGGAGCGGCTGATTGCCGACGCAAAGCCAGCCAGCCGCCACCTTATCGGCCTCAATATTATTCAGGACATTCCGGGACGACTTTACACCGGAGCCCTGACCTATGACGGCGACATCATTACGGTTTATCCCGGATAAGTGAGAGCACAATGACAGTGAAATATAAAACGGTCATCACCAAAGCCGGTGCA